ACCTACACCAACGGTTTTAAATCCAAAAGAACATTTTAATACTGTTTCTTGGGCAGGTAATAGTGCAACAAGTCACGCAATAACTGGTGTAGGTTTTCAACCTGATTTAGTTTGGAATAAAGGCTATGATGATGGTACTTATCACCATATGATTCAGGATGATGTTCGTGGAACACAAAAGTTTCTAAAAGCAGATGCTTTTGGTGGAGAATCTACTAACAGTTCTAATAGTGGTCTTTTAAGTTTTGATTCTGATGGATTCACTGTGGGTTACGGAACGCAAGCAGCATGGAATTTAAACGGGAAAAACTATTTAGCTTATTCCTGGAAAGAATCAGCAACTGCAGGTTTTGATATAGTTTCCTATACAGGAAATGGCTCCGCTGGTAATACATTCTCTCATTCTTTAGGTGTAGCACCAGATCTTGTTATAATAAAAAATAGAGAGGCTGATGCACATTGGCTTGTATGGACAAGCGATTTTGCTAATACAACTTGGGTACCTTTAGATACTGCAAGTACGCCTAATAATAGTGTTACAGATACATTTAATTCTACTACACCTACTTCTAGTGTAGTTACTCTTGGAGATAATGCCAAAGTTAATTCAAATTCAGTTACCTATATTGCTTATTTATGGTCAAATGTTCCGGGTTTATCTAAAATAGGTAAATATACAGGAAATGGCAATGGGAATGGATTATTTGTTTATACAGGTTTTAAACCAGCATTTGTTTTATTCAAAAGAGAAACTTCTGAATCATGGGTACTAGCAGATAATATAAGAGATCCAAATAACCCAAGAGTGAATTATATGCTTCCTGATTTGCCTAATGCAACGGCAACCGGAGTAAGCTATGATTTTGTTTCTAATGGCTTTAAATTTAGGACAACTTCACAAAATGTAGCTGGATCCGTATATTATTATATAGCTTTTGCGGAACAAAACTTTAAATACGCTAATGCTGAATAAAATGAAATTTAAACTAGACGGTGTAACAATACACCTTGATTCGCCATGGACAGGAAGGCATGGTAGGAAATATCCAGCAAATTGGTTAAGATTATCTACATTAGAACAGAAAAAAGAAGCAGGTTTAATAGAAGTGGTAGATGCCGACTGATTTAGGAACTCCACCTGTACTACCCTATATAAGCCTCCCTGATGCCCCTGATTTAAGAACTCCGACTCTTAGTATACCTACGGCGGAAATACCCTCTTACAGGGTCTTGGTGGTACCTCCTAGCGACTTAGAAAGACCTCAAGGTACAGCAGAGGAAGAAAGTACAGAAAAAGAACCTGCTCCACCTCCTCCTGTACCTACAATACCTAAAATAGATATACCTGTTGTTAATATAGAAGTGGTAGCAGCAGCTACATATGCAGCAGTAACTGCAGTAGCAGCTACAACTTTAGCTCAACCCTTCTTCGAACAAATTAAGAAGAAACTACAGAAATTTATCCAAGGTAAAATTGATAAATGGAAGGAAAAACGGAAGAAAAAAAAGGACTCCTCGGAAAGCTAAAAGATGCTGCTGAGGATCAAGAACACCAAATCCAAATCCTTGGTACATTTGTTAGACTTGGAGTTGTGGTTTGGAGCGGGTTCATAATTACAATGAACTACGTAGAATTACCTATGATTAAGAAATCTGGTAACTCAGATATCACGTTCGTTGCTTCGGTGTTTACTGGAGCACTTGCGACATTCGGCTTGACCACTGGTAATTCAAAAGATAAAGGGCCAACAAACTGCCCTATGGCAACTAAAAAGAAGGAAGAATGAAAAAATGGATTCTTCTCTTAGCACTGTTATCACCCGCAGCCGCAAGAGCAAATACAATAACCCCTCAATTTACTCAGGGGTCAATGAACAGCACTACGACTACGACTCAGACAGTCACAGAAACTATCCAAACTCAAGTCTATGGTGGAGCATTAAACAGTTGGACTGGCAGCAATGTTACAGCAACTTCCGCCACTTCTGCAGGTATAGCTGGAGCAGATACAGTATTCGATATAGATACAGCTGGATCGGCATTTCAACTAGAAACAGTGACCAGAGCAGCCGGAGTAATAGAGCAAATCGATGTAACAAGAAACATCACAACAAACGCTACTACTACCTCCTTATCGGTCTTCTCTCAATAGGGAATCCCGTTTTAGCTGAAGGAGAAACAAACAATACATCAAACCCCGTTGCAGCAGCTACGGGAAATGTCACCAATCAAGCGGTGCAATTCCAGAATAATGGAGCTGCTAGTAGACAGTATTTTGGACCCAATATTAGCTGTAATGGTTCTACAATGACCTTCTCTCCGTTCTACATGGGTAATCATACGAAACCATGGGAACCTGGAGACTACGGTAGAATGGAACCTTCCAGTTATACAATGGGAGAAAATTGGGGAGCACAGATTAACTTCATGGTTCCCCTTGATAGAGAAAGTGTTAGACGATGTAAACAAATCGCTGCACGACAAGAAGAGAAAATGAGATTAGATTATGAATTGGTACGAGCACTTAAGTGTGCAGAACTACAGCAGAAAGGGTTTACTATTAGACCTGGTTCTCCTTTAGTTCATATGTGTCATGATATAATTCCTATTTCATCTTTAATTCAAAAAGAATTACCACCCGAACCTGTTAAAAAGAAAAGGTTCGGATTATTTTAACCCCCTAAAACAATGATCTTATTAATCAAGCCCATCCTATTCGCCTTTTTGAAGTCAGATTCAGTAAAGAAGCTTGTAGTAGACCTATTAGAAGCTTATGTTGCTAGAACTGATAACAAACTTGATGACCAAGCCTTAGAAATTGTAAAAACAAAACTATTTAGTTAAATGGCTAAAGCCACAGAACAACAGTTCAATGAATTACATAACCTTGTCACTACTGAATTCCTTAAAAGGGTCAAGAGTGGCGAGGCTACTACACAAGATTTAAAAGCCGCTTGTGATTGGTTAAAAACAAATGACGTAAGTGGTGTTGCTTATGATGGTAACCCATTAGATAAACTCTCTAAAGTTATACCTAAAGTAGACCCTGATCTTATTCATAGGAGGCTACATGGCAGAATCAACGTCTAAATATTATAAAAAGAATCCTGAAGCTCGTAAAAAACGTAACGAACAACAGAAACGTTATAATAAAAGTGGTAAGGGTAATAAGATAGCTAAAGAAGCTAATCGTGCTAATCGTTCTTTAGGTACATACGGAAACGGAGACGGCAAGGATGCCGCACATACTAGTAAGAATAAAGCAAGATTACAGTCCCCAAGCAAGAATAGAGCTAACCCTAGGAAAGGTAAAAAGTATTCGTCTGGTAAAGGGAGGAAGATTAAGTGAATGAAGAAGAATTTACAACCAATTTTTCAAATACCGTTGAACAAGAACCAGATCCTGTATATACTAAACCTTTATCTTTAGAACAGTTAAATTATTCTCCAGCAGAATTAGGTACTTTATTAAAAGAACATTCATTAAATAAAAAAAATAATACAGTTGAAATAACTCATCCTGAGTTAGGTCTAGGTAGATTAGTAATTAACAATCAACTTGAAGGTAATCAGTTAGATAGAGTACGTTTTTATCCTGATCAAGCTAATAAATCTGCTCATCAAGAAGATATGAAGCGGTTTAATCGTGCTCAGACTTTTTTCAATGCACCTATGATATTAGCTCCTTTCATAGGTATAGCTAAAGGTGGGAAAAAGATCTATTCTAAATATAAAGATAATAAAGATTGGATGCAACCTCAAGTTAAAGGTGGTGTTCCTTTAATAGATCAGCCTTTAACTGCTCCTCAATGGCAAACTCTTTTTGCAACTAATTCTAAAACTGGTAGCATAATCCATAAGTTAGCTAGAGCAAGTGGAGTTGTACCACCAATTCGTAAGGTATCTACATCTAATCTTTATGTTCAAGCACAAAGTCAAGTAAAAGTAGATCCATATCAAACAAGTATTGAAAGTTTTGCTCAAAAGGCTGCTACAGCAACAAGCTTAGGAGAGACACCAGATATTACTCAGACTTTAGCTGAGTCTGGTTTAGTTCAATTTATAAAGCCAGGTTCACCGACTGAAACTGCTCTTAAAAAGTTAAGTGGATCGCAAATTAAAACAAATAAACAAACTTTCTTTACAGAAATTTATGATCCTGAATGGGCTGCTCGAAGAATCATAAATCCAAAAGAACCTATTCCTGATATGTTTGCTTATACTGGTTCAGCTCATCCTACTGGTATTATGACTGCACAGAAACGTAATCCAGTATTACCTGAAATATTGCAAAAGAAATTTAATAGGAAATATGCAAACTTCCCTGGATTCCAAGCGTCTCCACATCATTTTACTTTAGATGATGATTTAGCATATTCTGTAGTTAGTAAAGTAATTAAACCTAATCAATCTGAAGTAGTAAATATACTAAATAAAAAATTCGATATTTTCCCTGGAAATCATCCTAAAAATTTTATCATGTCTTATCATGATAATACAAAATATGCTTGGAATCAAACTAAAGCACAAATAAATGAATTATGGAAAGGTATTGATGGTGCGCCTACAGATTCAGAAATAAATAAATTCCTTAAAATGCCAGCTGAAGGAGTATCAATAGGAAAAGGGAGTACATTATTAGAAGAAGTTAATATGATGGTAGAAGCACGTAAAAAAGGTATGAAAAATAGAGATTGGTCGCAAATATTACCTCCAGGTAAAACTATTAATGATATTAAACTTGATCCTGTTGTATTAGGAATTGATCATCAAACATTAATACATGGTATAGGAGATAAATTACCATCTAGAATAAAATTATTAGAATTATCTAAGACTGCAAAATGGTCGCAAATGTCACCATTAGAGCAAGCTATTGAAATTGCTAAAGTATCAAGACAACAACAAAATCTTTCATTACGAATAAGTGGAATAAGATTAGATCTAATTAAAAAACGTATGAAAGAATTGAATCTTCCTATTAATGATTGGACAGATATTCAAGTTTGGATGATACAAAATCCTAGTGAAGCAGCTTCGTTAGATTGGCATAAATTATTAAGTAAAGGTACTGGATATACAGTAGAAGAGTTGATTCAAGATGTACCGAAAGCGAGAGCACAAGAAATTGCTAATGTCTTTAATTTAGAAGCAGTTCCAAATACGGGACAAGCTTTAGATAATTTATTAAATAAAAAACCTGCTAAACGTAAAAAACCTGCTAAACGTAGTGAATTAAAGGCTGTAGAATTAGAAATCAAAAAGAAAGGTAGGAGATAATTTAAAATATTTACAATAAAAAACTATCAAAATATTATGTCAGATGATAGATGGCTTAATGCCGTAGAAATGTTAAATGATACAAACATTGCTTATACACCTCTTACACCAGAACAGAAAAAAGCCGAAATGGATAAAGTAATTAAAGGTTTAAAAGATTTACCTTTTGGTTACGGTACTGGTATGGGTTCTCATGGTACTATACCAGAAGTATTTGGTACTGGTAAAGGTGGCGGTGTATGACCGATGTTGTATCTGCATTAAAAGATGATTTCAAGTTGTTCTTACAAGCTTTGTGGGATCAACTTGATTTACCTTCACCAACTAGAGCACAATATGCAATCGCAGACTATCTTCAAAGTGGACCTAAGCGTCTTCAAATCCAAGCTTTCCGTGGAGTTGGAAAAAGTTGGATCACAGGAGCCTTTGTCCTCTGGACTCTCTTTAAAGATCCAGAAAAGAAAATTATGATCATATCTGCCTCTAAAGAGAGAGCAGATAATATGTCTATCTTCCTACAAAAACTTATCATCGAAACCGCATGGCTCAAACACCTCCAACCGAAATCAGACGACTCTCGCTGGAGTCGCATCAGCTTCTACGTAAACTGTTCTCCTCACCAAGCCCCAAGCGTAAAGTCGGTGGGCATCACTGGACAA